ACCACTTTCCTTGGGCGCGGTAGCTCACCTGAATCGTGCCGGGCGACGGGCTGGGCACGATGGTCAGGATGTAGTTGTACGAGCGGCTCTCGATGTCGACCCGGATGCCCGCTGTGTCAGCCACACGGATCGGCGCGGCGGCGGGCCGGAAGGTGATGGTCTTGCTGCCCGAATAGGTCGGCGCACTCGATGCCAGCGCGACCTGGCCCCGCCCATAGTTCACAGTGCCCACTACGGTCGCACCCGACAGCAGGTCGCCACCATTGTCAACAAGCGTCGCACCGCTGACGGTGATCGAAAGGGTTCCAGGCTGAATGGCGTTGCCCACCGTCAGCACGGTCGAGGCATTGAACGCGACCGAGGTGGTGTAGGACACTGTGCCGTTGTCGGACTCGATGAGGGTTTCCGAGGTGCCGCCTGCGGTGAGATCAAGCAGCGGGGTCTCCGTCTGTGCCGAGGGCACGAGCTGTGTGAACACGCTGGTGACGCTGGCGGCCACATCGCCGATAGAAACCGGCTGGGTCGTCTTGACCACGCCGCAGTAATTGGCGGCATCGGCCACCACGGTGTCGCGGGTTTTGGTCTTGCCGCTCGCCATTGTGAACAGGCGATCCGGCGGCGAGCCCGGGAAGTCGTAGCGCAGCGCGTCCGACAGGTCACAGGTGACCACCACCGCCTGGTAGTCCTGGATGCTGCTGCCCGAGCCAAAGCTGAAAGTACGGGTTTCCGACTCGATGCGCGTAATGCGGATGTATTGCGAATACTCGTTGGCCAGACCTTCGTTCATCACGAGGAACAGGGTCTTGCCGATGGTCGGCAGCTCCGAACCTACACGCTGGAAGAGCTGGATGCTGCGTTGGCCCGCGATGTGGTTCTCCAGCAAAAAGCCGTTCCACATCGAACCCTTGTTGAGGTAGGCCTCGATGCGGTCGCGCGCGTTGGTGCGGCGGTCGAACACTTCCTCGGTGGAAAAGATGGTGACGGCCACGCGCGGATCGGCGGGCGGATCGGACACCACCACGTTGCCACCCAGATAGGTGTCGGTGGTATCGGTCTGGATGCTTGCGAACACCTTGCGCAGGTTCACGCGCCCGCCCGCACGATCCAGTTCCGAGATGTCGTTGAACAGCGAGTTGCTCGCGCCGTCCACGATGACGTTGGAGGTGGGCGCGCCGCCGCCTTCTGCGACGTCGTCCATCACCTGACTGGCGACCAGCTTCACGTCGCCTGCAAGAATGGGCATGGAATTCTCCAGTGAATCAGAGCTGCATCAGCCGCAAGGTGATGCGATAGAAATCGGTGTCGGATTGCGCCGGGAAGCCCAGCACGGGTTCGGCGTCGATGGCGGTGTCGGCGTGACGGAAGGCCACGGTGAACACGCGCGCATCGCGCAGCGTGAGCTCGAACCGCCCACTGGCCGCAGCCAGGGGCGCAGCGGCCCAGGTGTGCAAGGTGGCCACCGTCGCGCGTGTCACCCATGCCATGTCCGATGGGCCAACCAGCGTGATCGGGCGGCCCGCCTGCCTTGTTGCTGACTGCACCAGCAGCGCGCCGGTGAGCAGGTAGGACACGGAGGCCACGGCGGGCGACCACGCGTGCTCGTCCGCCCACAGCAAGTCGTCGGGCAAGGCACAAGCCACCCCGGTGGCGAGGTTCTTCAGTTGCATCGGTGAAATCCCGGAAAGGCCGTCAGACGGTGCGGGCGCGCGCGGCGTCCAGCAGTTGCAGCAGGCGCGTTTCGTCGCGTGCGTCGATGGAGGCGTCCACCTTGCTGCCGCCGACCGCCAGCTCCACACGCACGGTGCGCGCTGGCGCGCTGGCGTCGTTCAAGGCCGGGCGCGGCAGGCTCGCGCCGGTGGGTTGCACCAAGCCACCGCTGGCAAATCCCTGCACGCTGGCGAGCGTGCGGCCCACCAAGGCTTGCGCGGGCGCGGACAGGTTGTTGATGGCCTCGAAGAAGCCCGCGCCGAAACGGGCGACGGCCCCTTTGTTCACCACGTACTCGCCGGGCGTGAGCATCGCCGGAACGGTGTCGGACTTTGACAGGCCGCCGCGCCGGTAGAACTTGCCCTGGTTCTGCTCCATGTAGTCGATCAGCTCACGCTCCAGGTCTTTGCCCCAGAGCAGCGGCTGGGCCATCGCGGAACGCCAGGTCTGCTTGATGCGCTCGAGGTTCTGGCGTTCGTTGCCGGTGAGCTGTTTGCGGTCGATGAATTCTTCCAGCGTGCGCCGATCCGCTTGCGCCTGCTGGCCGTAGTTGCGCATCGTGTCGGATTTCATATTCAGGCTGACCGCCGCGCCGTAGTTGTATTGCAGCCAGCTGGTGTACTCGTTCATCCCCTGCAAGCCGAGGTCGATCATCTTCAGGGCCTCGAAGGCTTCGCGGTTCTTCTTTGGGGTGTCGGGCTTGGCATCGGGGGTGGCTTCCGGTGCGGGTTTTCCGCTGCTCGACATCGCACGGACACGGCCGCCCACCGCGAACCGCGCGACGCCTGCCAGCCGCGCCAGCGCGCCGCTGCCGTACTTGCGTACCGCTGCCTTGCGGATCACGAAGGCTCCGGCCTCCAGCGTGCGCGGGACGGTGTCGTGGTGACCGGAGCCGGGCACGGAGCCGCCCGTCATCCGGGGAAACGCCGGAGACACCGCGCCACCGTCTGCGAAACGCCTGACACCAGCACCGACCAGACCGCCGGTGGCGTTGGTCTCCACCTTCGTCACGTAGATCGTGTGGGTGCTGGTGGTGTGCATCCCGTTGAGGCTCATCACCTCGGCCCGCGCGGCATCCGCGTTGTGGTTGATGGCGTGGTGGGATTCGGTCTGGATACGATCCAGTGCGTTGATCATCCCTTCCACATTGGTGATCGCGGCCTGCGCCTTCTCGGTCGCCACCTTCAACTCGAACTGCGCGTTCTGGTCGGCGTAGACCTTGAGCTTGTCGAGTGCTTCCTTGGCCTTCGACACATCGGCGTCGACCGGCAGCGTCTTTCCTTCCTTGAGCAGCGCCTCGTATTCCTTGAGCTTCTTCTCCGCTTCCTGCAGGTCGGCCTGGATCTGCAGCAGGTATTCCTTCTCGGCCAGCGCCTTGTCCAGATCGGCGATGGCCTTGTCGAAGCGCGTGGTGTCGGCGTCGAGCGTGAGCTTCAGGCCGTCCTTGAGCTTGGCGGTGATGTCGTCGATCTGGCGGGTGGTTTCCGAGAGCGTGCGCTGAATCTCATCGCGCGCGCTGAGCGCCGAGCGCGCGGCGGTCTGGTGCGCCTTGGCTTCGGCATCCAGCGTCTGGTTGAGGATTTCCTCGGACTGGCGGATGCGGTCGATGGCCTCGCGCACGCCCTGCTTGCCCTGCGCGGCCTGCACATCGGCGTCCTTGGCCTTCTGCGCCAGTTCGGCGCGCAACTGATCGGCCTGCCGCATCAGGTCGGTGGCCTGCTGGTATTCCTGACGGCGATAGGCCTCACGCGACTGCGCTTCGAGCTGCGTGGCCTGCGACACCGCCTGTTCGGCCTGCTTGCGCGCTTCCTCGGCGCGCTTGGCCTCGCTGGTCTGGCTGCTGGCGACCTGCGCAGCCATGTCCATCGCCTTCTGCGCGAGCTGGCGTGCCAGTTCCAGTTCACCGTTGGCAAGGGCCCGGCGCGCCTGCTCCTGCATCTCGGCGATCTGGCGCTTGCGATCCTCGGTGGCCTCGTATTCCGTCATGCCCTGACGGCGGATGTCGCGGATGCGCTCCTCCGTCGTCATCGACAACTGGCGCTTGGCCTCCTCGATGCGCTGGACTTCCGCCAGATGGCGGTTGGCCTCGGCGTTGAGCGCATCGATGTGCTGGCGATACTCGCCCAGAGCCTGCGCCAGCGTCTGCCGCTTGGTGGCGAGGATGTCGTTTTCGACCCGCTGCACGTTGGCGGCGCGCTCGGCCTCGGTCTGACCCTGGCGGGCGGCAGCGTCCTTGCGCGCCTGCGTTTCCTGGTCGATCAGTTGCAGGGTGTCGGTGGTGGCCTGACGGCGCAGCGTGGCCTGCTGCGTCAGCGCCTCGGTGAGCAACTGCGTGGACTTGGTGATCTTGGCGGTTTCGGACTGCTGGGTGCGTTCCAGTTCTGCCTTTTCCTGTTCGTAGCGGGCCTTGACCGCCGTGATCTGCGTTTGCAGATTGGCCTCGACGATGGCGGTGAAGCCCTTGTAGGCCTCGGCCATCTTGGCGGTGGCGTCGTTCACCACGCCCTGGGCCTTGCCGACCGCCTGCTCGACCTCGCCCAGACGGCTGTTGAGTTTCTGCAAGGCGCTGTGAACCGCTTCGATGCCGCGCCCGACCGCTTCCTGCGTGCCCTGGCGCACAGCTTCGAGCCGCTTGGCGATTTCCTCGGCGGCGGTCGCGGCGGTGTCCATCGCGCCCTTGGCCGCATTCGCGCCCTCAGAGGCGTCGGCGTACATCTCGGCAAAGATGCGGTTCATCTCCGTCAGGCGTTCGGCGTGGCGCTTGGTGGCCTCGGCGATGGTGTCGGAGGTGAAGATGGCAGCGAACACCTCCCAGCGGAAGCGCAGGTGCTCGATGCCGGTCATCAGCACCTGCACCATGAAGATGCCCGCCTTGCGGACGATCTCGAACTTCTCCGACAGCCACGTCCCGATCTCCCAGCCGATGATGGCCGCGCCGAGCACGCCGAAGGCCACGCGCAGCTTGCCGACGGTGGCGATGGCGTTCGACAGCGACAGGTTCGCCGTCGCCCACGCTGCCGCCGTGGTGCTGGCCGCCGTCACCGCTGCCGCGCCCGCCGTCTGCCACGCGATGATCAGCGCCGGGATCAGCCGGTAGATCAGCACCGCAAGGCCGACCTCGGCGATGCGCTGGAGCCACTTCATCACCGTGTCGAGGTTTTCCGACAACCACGTCAGCGCCTCGGCCAGCTTCTTGGTGAAGCCGGTCGATTCATCGAGTTTGCTGATCCACTGGCCGAAGGCGTTGGACAGCCGCGTGAAGGCTTGGCTGACCGTCATCGGCAACTGCGCGTATTCGGCGGCCAGCTTGTCCTTCTGGCTCATCAGTGCATTGACCACCACGTCGGCGGTCAGCCGTCCTTCCTCGGCGAGCTTGCGCAGTCGCCCGATGGGCACGTTCAGGCCATCGGCCAGCGCCTTGGCCAGACGCGGGCTGTTCTCGACGACAGAGTTGAATTCCTCGCCACGCAGCACGCCCGAGGCCAGTGCCTGCCCGAACTGCAAGAGCGCCGATTGCGCCTCGGTGGCCGACGCGCCGGAGATGCGCAGCGCCTGCGAGATGCTCTCCGTGAGGGACAACGCATCCTGCTGCTCGCCGCCCAGCATCCGCACCGCCTGCTGCAGCTTGCCGTAGAGGGTGGCGGTTTCCTGGATCGGCACGCCGATGCGCTGGGCAATGGCGAACAGTTCCTTCTGCGCGACCGTGTACTCGCGGCTGCCTGCGGTGGCGAGCTTCAGACGCGCGGACATCATGTTCCACGCGTCCGCGATCTGGATGATCTCCTGCAGCTTGCCGCTGGCCCAGTTGATGGTGAGGAAAGCGAGCAGCTGGGTCTTGGCCTTGGCGACCTGATCGCCAAAGGCGTTCATCCCGGCCTTGACCTCGGCCACTCCGGCGGCGGCCTTGTCGCTGGCGGTCTTGGCGCTGGCACCGAACCCGCCGAGGCTGCGCTCGGCGTTGTTGATGGCGCGCTTGAGCCCCTCGTCCGCGCCTTCCAGCGCAACGAGGACGGAAATGCGGTTCGCCACGTCAGTCCACCTGCCGCAACTGCTTTTCGATGGCCACCGACAGGCGCGGGATGCGACCGGCGACGATGCGCTCGATGTTCAGGCGCTTCTTGAGTTGCACGCGCGGCACCAGCACGGCGATGGGCACGTCCGCGCCGCGCTTCAACTTCTTGATGCCTTCGGCTTTGCGGTAGCGGCGCTTGAAGCCAGACAGTGGCCGGTCGTGTTCTTTGATGTTCTCGGCCATCAGCACGAGGTTCCCCTTGGCGTTCTTGATGAAATACGCGTTGCCACCGCGCATCAGCTCGGCGATCTGCGCCTTGAAGCGTTTGCGGCCCACGCGACCGTGCAGCGGGATCAGCATCCGGCCACCGATCACGCCACCGCGCTCGTGGATGCCAGACCACGGGATGCGCGAGCCGACGTAAAGCGCAGGCAGCCGGTTCTTGTCCTTGTCCAGCACCCTGGCGGTGAAGCCTTTGACGAAGGACTTCTTGACCACGGTCATCTGGCCCGCGACGTGGCTGCGCACGTCCTGCTTCAGGTCGGCGGCCTCGGACGCGATGCCGCGCGCGACTGCCTTCTTGACCTTGTCGCGGAACTCACCGCCCCAGCGGCGCAACTGCGCCTGCGCGGCCTTGCTATCGATGCGGATAGCGATTCGCATGGTCTTGCAACCTGTCGAGGGTCTGGTCGAGGTGACGTGAGTCGCCGCGCGTCCCGATGGCGATCAACGAGAGCAGGTTCGCGTCGCGTGCCGCGTCGGCGCGCACGGTCGCGGCACTGAAGCCGCGCACCTGCGCCAGGGTGTAGTCGAGGATGTCCGGCAGCCGGTGGCCGTGGGCGATCAGGTGCTGGACGGCGTCGAACCAGCCGTGGCCGCTGCCGCCACCGTGCTCGCCTGCGTGATCAGACCGTCGAGCCTTGGCATCACCGTCCGGGTAAAAAAATCGGCGTTCACCTCGATCACCTTGGCCGCCAGCAGGATGGCCTCGTCGGCGGCCAGCTCATTGACCCACGCGCGCGGCTTGCCGACGGCAATCGATACCGCTGTCAGCAGGTCATCGCCGCGCTCGCCGAACAGCGTCAGCCAGTCGATGCCGTCGCCACCGATCTGCTGCATCACCGGGGTGATCGCGCGCAGGAAGGCGGGCATCTGCCCGACCTTGAGTGGCTTGATGGCCAGCGGCTCGCCGTCGATCACCAGTTCCACCGCCTGCGGGATGAGGGTTTCCAGATCGCTCATGGCATTCCCCATCACAACTGCACGATGCGGCCGAACTGGCCCAGCACCGCGTCGTAGGGCTTGGTGGTGTCGGCCAAGAGCGAGCCTTCCAACTCGAACTTGTTGTACTCGTCCGAGATGAAGGAGATTTCCTTCAGCGGATCGAAGGCCACGCGGTACAGCTCGACCAGCACCTTGGCGTTGCCCTGCGCGGTGTTGATGCCTTCCAGCCGCAGATACCGCTCCGGCACCGACTGCGTGAAGATGCCGATCTCGGTGGCCGCGCCGTAGCTGTAGGCGGCCTTGAACGGCGCGGTGAAGCCGGTGGTATCCAGAAACTGGAGGGCACCGAAGTCGGTGTCGACCGTGTAGTGGGTGCCCGCCACCAGCGTCGCGGGTGTGCCCGCCGAATCCGTGACCACCACCGCCGACACCTTCGGGTGCGCGAAGAAGTAGCGGTCGCCCACGACCGGCGTCGCACCGCCGATGGTCTCGGCAGTCACCGAGCCGGTCGTGCCGGTGATGTGGTTGCCGTAGAGCGCCAGCGCGAGGTTTTCCTTGGTGAACTCCTCGATGGTGAGGTTCACGGCGGCCGACTTCTGCTTGACCATCCGGTGATCGAGCGAACGCTGGCCGGTCTGGCTCTCGTAGTGCTCCAGCACGTCGGTCTTGAGCGAGAGCTTGAGCTCGGCAACGTTGCCGGGCGAGCGCACTTCAATGGGAAGGCCGTCGATATCCCGCTTACCGAGGAAGACGCGGCCTTGGAACGATGCATAGGTGCTCATGATTTGGATTCCTTGCGTGGGGTGGTGGTGGATCGGGTGGGTTCGACGGGCACGTCGTCACCTTCCGGTGCTGGTGCTGGTGCAGGTGCGGGCTGGCGGTCGTGGCGCGCGATGCCGTTGGCGACGAGCCAGTCGGCAGTTCCGCGTTCCACGTCGAGCCGGTCGCCCGCCGCGCGGGGTTTGCCCGCATGGGTGTGCGGGCGGGTCAAGACGACGGAGGTCATAGGTGTCATCCCTTGGTTGAAAGATCGGTGTCGAGCGTGCGGTAGGTGATCGCGTAGCGCGCCGGGATCGATGCCGCGACCGAATCGGCATCCTCGACCTCCCACTCGCAGTCCTGCTCGCGGATGCCAAGGCACAAACCACCCAGATTGCGGTCGGCCAGCATCGCGGCGTGGGCGGCGGTGAGCAGCCGGTCAGCTTCGGTTTCGGGGATGGCGGGAGGTACCGAGCGGGCCAGTGCGACGATGCGCACGGTGAGTTCGCGCGTCACACGGTCGTTGGCCCGTTCGGTGATCTGCTCGGATTCGGGAAACACCACCAGCGCCGGGCATTGCTCCCGGCTGATGGCCACCGTGGGCGAGCGGTGCAGCGTGGCTCCGAGTGTTTCCACCGGCGTGCGGACAGCGTCGAGCACCGCGAGCAGAATCTGTTCGCGGATCGAATGGGCGGCCATCGGTCAGAGCCTCGTGAGCTTGGCGCGCATCTCCGAGCCATCGGCTACGGCCCGGACATCGCGCACCTGATAGGTCACGCCGTCGATCTCGACCACCTCACGCGCGGCCAGACCCACAAATGCCGACGCCGGATAGGTGATCGCATAGTCGGTATTCCGGGCCAGGCCGTCGAGGATGGTGTCGTCCGGTGCGGAGAAGCCGACCACGTGCGTCTGCGACGGCGAACCATCAGCTGGTTGCCAATGACAGCGTACCGTTAGCCCTGCATTGGCGGCAGACTGGTACAGGCGTTCGATCAGCTTCATCACGCCACCGTCAGCTTCACGAGCACACCCGGGCGGTGGCACATGGGCAGCGGGTTGGACTGGGTATGAAGGTCTGTGCCCCGATCGAACTTGCGCGGCTCCTGCTTGGCATAGAGCGTCTGCCCGATGGTGTTGACCGTCTCGTTGAAGTCCGCCGGTGCGAAGTAGGTGCCAAAGGTATCCACCGTGCCCAACGGGAAGGCATGCGCCTCGCCAGCCGCGATGAAGCGACGGGTGGTGCCAGACGGATCGGTCGCCTGCCCGCGATACTCCTCGAAGGTGATGCCGGCGTAGGTGAAGCCACGGCGCACGTCATTGATCAGGATCGCGCCCTGCTGCCAGTTTTCGAAGGCCTTCTCGACCTTGGCATGACCGGTCAGCGCGGCGAAGAACTCGGGCGAGCACAGGCAGTGCACACCGCTCATGAACTCGCCCTTGAGGTTTTCCTCGATCGCGGCCAGGGTCGCGATGCATTTCGCCTTCACATTGGTACCGGCGTTGCCGAGGTCGAAGGCGATGGTCTGCGGCGTGATGTCGAACTCGTCGAACAGGTCGTACAGCACGGAACCATCAGCATCGAGGATGACGCCCTTGAGCGCACCCATGCGCAGGTGCTCCAGCGTGATCGCATGCTTGTTGCGCATGGTCTCCAGGTGGCGCGCGATGACGCCTGCGACAGCTTCCGTTTCGGTCTCCGAGCCAAAGGCGCGGATGCCCTGGACCTCCTCAGGCAGGACGACATCGTCATGCGGTATGTGCGGGATCACGAACGAGCGCAGGGTGCGCTTGCCACGCACACCGACCGTGCCCGGGGCTCCCGGCGGCAGCGTGGGCAGCAGGTTCAGCACGCCGTTCATCTCCTCGACGATGACCTGCCGCTGGCGCACCGGCTTGGCCGGCATCAGGCCGAGTTCCTCGATGCGGCCATAGCGGTTGGGAAGGATGTTGATGGCCGCCGTGAGTGCTGCCATCGAGAACGCGGGATTGGTAAAGGGGTTCTGCATGGTGTGTCTCCTGGATCAGGCGGCGGTTCGGACGATGACGCCACGCGCTTCGAGCTGAGCAATCGCGGCGGTCTTCTCGGTGGAGGTAATGGCGACGGGCCACGCCAGCGCATGGTTGGCGACGATGGCGTGGCGAGAGATCAGTAGCGCGTCTTCGCGATCGATCAGGGTTGCGTCTACATCGGCGGCGAGCACGCCAACGGCGTTCTCGGTGCCGTCTGTAGCAGCCGGGTCGAGTGCTTTCAGCTTGCCGGTCGTGCTGTCGCGGCCGACGATGGTGCCGAGCACCAGGTTCTGGCCGGCAGCGACCGTGGCCAGGTCGCGTGAATAGAGATTCGGCGCCTCGTACTTGAGGAGATCACCGAGGTTGTTGGTTTCCGAAATGGCAGGCATGGCTTACTCCTTTGTGGTGAGTTTTTTGACGGCGGCAACGACCGGGCTGCTCTCCGGTCGCACGGTGGTTCCCGCATCGGCGGTGATGCGCGAGGCAATCTCCGGCTGTTCGGCGCGAGCCTCGAGCAGTGCGCGGCGGACCTGAGACTCGGTCATCCCGGAGGTAAGGAACTCCGCCGTGCGCTGCGGCGTGCCTGCGATCAGGCAGATCTCGGCAATGGCTTGTGCCTCGATACGGTCGTTGGTGGTCGCGCCGGCGATCAATGCGGCAACGGGCGGTGCTGCGGGTTCTTTCGCTGGTGCATCTGCCGGGTCTGGCGTGATCTCCGGATCGCGGTCGTCCATCGGGGACTGCTGTTCTTGGTCGGTCATGGTTTGCTCCAAATGAGAGGGTTGATGGCTGGAAATCTGATGGCTGGCGTTCAGTGCCACGGGCGAGGCGCGAGCTTGTGGGCGGCGCTTCGCGGTATTGGCGCTGGGTGTTGCCAGTCGGCGCTGCGCATCCAGCGCGTTGGTGAACTCGACCAAGACCTGGTCGAAACTCATCACGGCGTCGGCCAGTCCTGTGGCGACCGCCGCATCCCCGAAGATCAAGCCTGCTTCCGTCGCCTGCACGGCATCGCTGTCCATGCCGCGCATCCGCGCGACTTGGTCGACGAAGATCCCGTACAGCCGATCAACCTCCGACTGCAGAGTGGTGGCCGCTTGCGGCGACAGCGGTGCGTGGGGAGAAAAGTCGTTCTTGTGGTGACCGGCATAGATCGCCGTGTAGGCAACCCCGTCCTTGGCATCCTTGACGGACTGGTCGACGTGCAAGGCAATGACACCAATGGAGCCCACCCCAGCGGTTTGGGACAAGGTCAGTCGCGATGCAGCGGCCGCGATGGCGTAAGCCGCCGAGTACGCCGAGTCGTTGGCATGCGCCCAGACCGGCTTGATGTCGTTGACGGCGCGAATCCGTTCGGCCAGCTCGAACACGCCACCGGCCTCACCGCCGGGGGAGTCGAGGTCAAGCAGGATGCCGTTGACCTGCGGGTCCGCGAGCGCCGCGTCGAGCCGTGCAGCGATTTCGCCATAGGAGGTCAGGCCGGACGCAGCCTCCAGCCCCATTGCCCGTCGCACCAGCGTGCCGTGTACCGGGATGATCGCGATGCCGAGCTGCCCAGCCGAGACGCTAGCCTTTGGGGCGGGAAGCGGGACGGTGGTATCGATGTCCGGCAGTCCGATGCGCGGGCCTAGGACGGACAGGATCACGTCCAGTTTCGGGCGCGCAATGAGGAGCGGCGTCCCGTAGAGACGGGACGCCAGGTGTACGAGCTGCATATCAGTTGTCCTGAGGTTCTTGCGCCGGAGCCGGGGTGGCCGTCGCGATGGGCGCTTTGTCGTGGCGCGGGTCGGAATCGAAAACCAGGCCGAGCTCGTCGGCCCGTTGGTTGTCTGCCGCGATCTCGCGGTCGATGTCTTCGGCGTCGTAGCCGAAGGCCGAAATGGCTTCGGAGCGTGAAAGCAGTCCGGCGCGAATCGCGGTGAGCATCGCGTCGAACTCCTTCTTCGGATCGACCCACTGCCAGCCCTGCGGAATCCACTTCACGGCAAGGTAGTCACGCTTGCGATCGCTGAAGCCGGGCAGCTCGAGTGTGCCTTCGAGCGCGGCTTGTTCCATCCATGCCCGCCAGATTGGTCGGCAGAGCTGGTGAACGATCACGCCATGCTGGATCGCCTCACAGCGGCGGCGAAACTCCAGTAGGCCGGCCCGGATCGAGGAGTAGTTCACCTGCGTGAGATCCCCGGTCAGCATCTCGTAAGTGATGCCCATGGCGGCCGCTACCGCCCGGAACTGCATACGCAGGAACTCGGCATAGCTAGCCCCGACGTCTGCCGGCTGGCTGAACTTGACGTCCTCTCCAGGCTCCAGCAGCTGCATGGTTCCGGGTTCCAGACCAGCCAGAGACACGCCGTTGGCATCCGCCAGCCCTTCGCCCATGAGGTTGTCCTCGGGCGCCAGGCGGGTGATGAACCCGGCAAACATTGCTGCTGTCTTCTTGCGGACCAATTCGGCGTCGTCGTACTGGTCCAGCTCATTGAGTTTGACCAGCGCCCGTGCCAACCACGGCTCTCCCCGGATCTGGCCAGGACGGAGCGGACGGAACAAGTGGATGATCTCCGAAGCCAGCACACGCACCGCGTCCATGCCGCCGGTGCCCGACATCGGCGCCAGCGTCCCGTCGCCGGGATGCGAGCGATACAGGTGGTAGGCGACGCGACGCCCGAGACGATCGAACTCGATGCCAGCCCGCACCACGTTGCCGGACGGAAGTTCTAGATTCATCGTCGTGGGTAGATGCTCGGGTTCCAGCACCTGAAGTTGCAGGCCGACTGCCAGACCATCTTCGGGTCGGCGATAGCGCAGTCGCACCAAGACTTCCCCGCCTTCCAGCATGGCCCGGCAGGCAAGTGCCTGTAGACCGTAGAAGTCGGTCACGCCAGCTGCGTCCGCATCGCTGCACCAGTCCCACCAGAGGGTGTGAATGGATTCACGCAGTGCGTTGTCCGCAAGCATCGACTGCGGCTTGATGCCAGTGCCGATCGCGTTGGCGACGAAGGCTTCCACGCCGGCAGCAGCCCAGGCATTGCGTCGCACCAGATCTCTGCTTTTGGCGCGGAGCTCGTTCTGGGTGAAGGCCAGCGCGGCAACGGCACCAGGATTTCCGACCTGCCAGGCAATCGCCCGCCGACCGCTGCCGATACCGTCGTAAGTCGGCGACGGGCCGCCAAACATGCCGCGCCGAAGCTTGGAAAACCAGCTCATCAGGTGGCCTTCCGAGTGGTGACGCGGATCTGGCACTTGCGACTCTCACCGGCGCTGCGCGCGAGCTCGGATTCCACTGTGCGGATGGCCGCCTGCAGTTCCTCGACCGAACGGTACTCGACGGTCTTGTCGCCAAAGCTCACACGGTGCTCGCCGGTGGCTAGCGCACGCTTCAAAGCGTCGAGTTGTGTTGGGGTGTAGGTCATCTGGCTCTCATCGTCTGATCTATCGCGTCAACCAGCGGCTCTTGATCACGCGCCGCCCGGCATTGCGGGGTCCAGAAACAGTGAGGCCACCGCTGTGGGTGGCCTCGTCTAGGTCGTAGGTTTGAATCGAGGGTGGCTCATTTGGTGTCTTTTCCATCCCCAGCTGTCGCCCCAGTTCGCGCCAATGGCGTTCCTCGAAACGATCCAGCCCCGCCGCCGACGCAGCCGCGCGGGCGTAGACGTAGCAGTCGAGTGCCTCGTTGCGCTCGCGCATCTTTTGCCATTCGCGTACCGGGTAGCCGTTGCGGTCGCGCCGGGTGATCAGTTGCTCGGCGCACAGCTGCTGGATGAACTCGGCGTCGATCTTGGGGAGGTGAACAAAACCTGCAGGGTAGATCGGTGTCACGCCGTCCTCATTCACATCCGCGCTCTTGCGCAGGTTGTTGTAGAACTCCAGCTTGGCAATACCGCCTGCCACCGTGAACACCTTGGTGCCCCGGCGCAGCTTCTTACCGCCTTGGCTCATGTCCACTGCCGTTGGCGTGCCGATCAGCGCCGCACCGCGTGCCACGCCTTTAACCGCCATCACCCGGCTGTCGCGGCAGGCGCGCACGAAGGCGTAGGCTTCCTGCGTGGCAAAGCCGGTGTCCAGGGCGAAGCGTGCCAGCGGTAGCGCTGCGCCCGAGGCATGCGTCCAGGATTCAGCGAGCATTTCCGCGAGGCGTTTCCACACCGCGTCGCGGGCCGTGTCGCCCATCAGCACGCGGTGCTCGACGAGCCAGCATTCCTTGCCGCGCCCAAAGGCCCAGATGGACGCCTCGATGCGATCCTTCTGCACGTCGGCACCACCGACCAGCAGCAGCCCACCGGCTGGCACGCTGCCGATCCGGTAGTCCTCGCGTCGCTCGACCAACCGTTGCCAGTCGGGCGCTTCGCCTTCCTCGACCCAGGTTTCGCCCAGTTCGGTGTTCTTGAAGGTCTTGATCGCGGCGGCCGATCCCGATTCCTTGTTGACGGCGGCTTCCCACGCGGCAGCGATCTCGCGCCACGAACGCCAGCCGACCGGGCTGTACAGCGAAGACAGGTGAAAGCCTGCCGTTTTGCCTTCAGCCATCGCGCGCCATTCGCCGTTTTCCAGCATCCACGTCTTGTGGTGCTCAGGGATCGCGGTGTCGCAGGCTTCGCAGATGTAGGCCGCAGACTCCGGCGAGCCCTTGTCCCAACGCAGCTGCTCAAAGCGCAGCCACTGCCGGTGCTGGCAATGTGGGCACGGCACGAAGTAACGGCGCTGGTCGCTGGCCTCGTACTCGCGCTCGATGCTCGACGCGCCGGAGATGGTGGGCGTCGAGACAATGAATATTTTGCGGCGCGCGAAGGTGCGCGTGCGTGCCTCTGCCAGCGAAATCGCATCGCCTTCACCCTCGACATCCAGCGGATAGCCATCCACCTCATCCAGAAACAGATAGCGCACAGGCATCGAGCGCAGGCCGACGGCGCTGTTTGCGCCGGTCATCACCAGCACGCCACCGCGAAACTCTTTGGCCAGAATGGTGTTGCCCGAGTCGCGCGAGCGCGCCGGAGCGATCAGTTCGGCCAGTGCTGTCGACTCCTCGATCAGCGGGTCGATGCGCTGCTTGCTGTTGCGTTTGGCCATTTCCACGGTCGGCCACACAGCCATCATGGGCCCCGGCGCGTGGTGGATGACGTAGCCAATCCAGTTCGATCCCATCTCGGTGGCGCCAAGCTGCGCGGCTTTCATGAACACCACGCGCTCGATGGGTGACATCGGCGACAGGCAATCCATGATCGCTTTCAGGTACGGCGTGCGGCTGGTGCGCCAGCGGCCCGGTTCGGCAGATGCCTTGCTCGACAGCATCCGGTGCCGATCCGACCATTCGGATACGGTGAGCAGCGGGTCGGGTGTCAGCCCTTCGCGCCACGCCCGTTCGATCTCCTGCGCGCCTTCGTAGTCATCCATCGTCAGTCCACACGCGGGCGCAACTCGCCCAGTTCAATCAGGTGCTCGCGCACGGCGGCCTCCAGCGTGATGTGCATCTGGTGCGCGTCGACGCCCAGTTGAGAGGCCATCTGCCCGGACACCCGGGTAGGCCAGTTCAGCCAGGCATCGCGCTCGATGCGTGCGAGCTTGAACACCTGCGCCACAGCCTTGGCGCGGTCGACCAGTTCTTCCTTCTTCTCGGCCAGCTCCACCTGCTTGAGCTTGGCCTTGAGCACTTCGTTGACCGTGCGCGCCTGCAAGAGTGAGGTGCCGCCGGTCGACAGTGGCGGCACGCTGGCATCCGCTGTTTCGCGTGCGGGTGGTGGATGGCGCGGTGGCGGTGCCGAGCGCCGGACTTCTGGGGCGCTGGCTGCTTCCGACACGGCAGTCTTGCGTGGCTGCAGGGTGTTTTGCGCCCACTGCGCGTCCGCAGCGTCCGGATCAATCGTGCCGTCGGTCAGCGGTGTGATCCGCCCGGTGTCGATGGCCTTTTTCACGGCCACGTGCGACACGCCACGGTGGCGCGCGTAGGCGCGAATCGAAAGTCCCATCGTCACCTTCTTCAATCATTTGTTCGTCGTTTCCTTGCAATTTGCTTGGCTTCCATCGGCAACAGCGCGTTCATCACGTCACGCCAACCACATCCCGAAAGGAAGCCGCCATGAGCCAGATCGACGCCATCCTCACCCTGATCGCCCAGAAGCATCTGGGCATCGACACCCTGCAAACCCGCCACGCCGACAGCCTGGATTTCCACGACACGGCGGTGTGGTGCATCCGGAATGCGCTGGAAGCGGCCTTCAAGGCAGGAATCGAGGTCGGCATCTCCTTGCCGGAGCCCACGGAGGCAGAAATCGCCAAGGACTGATCGGAAACCAACGAAGCCAAGCAGAAAGCGCTTGGCTTGTTCCCCGAACAGCGCGTTCATCACATCGTCATCCACCACCCCGAAGGAGCAGCCCATGAGCACCACCAACCTGACCCCGGCGCAGCACGCCATCCTCGCCAAAGCCATCAACACCAGCGCAGGCAAGATCGAGTGGTTCCCCGACCACATCAAAGGCGGCGCGCGCAAGAAGGTGCTCGACGGCCTGTTCAACCGCGCCCTGATCACGCCCGATGGTGACGGTTGGCGCGTCGCCGCCGAGGGCTATGACGCCTTGGGTATGCCGCGCCCCGACACCAGCCAGAAGCGCATCGGCAAGTTCGAGGCCAACCTCGACAAGATCATCGCCAACGCGGAAGGCGTGCCAGTCGCGCCGAACGACGCGGAACTGGAGGCCGACGTGGCCGCCGCCGAGGCAACGTGGGCGAAATCCGACAAGCCTGCGCCACGCACCCGCGAAAACAGCAAACAGGCCGACGTGATCCGGATGCTGCAACGCCCCGAAGGCGCGACCATCAATCAGATCTGTACCGCTACCGGCTGGCAGGCGCACACGGTGCGCGGCACCTTTGCCGGAGCGTTCAAGAAAAAACTCGGCCTGACCATCGTTTCGGACAAGGCCCAAGGCAGCGAGCGGGTCTATCGCATCGCCTGAAGAAAGATTGAGAAAGAGGCCAAGAACCGCTTGGCTTCTCCATCACCCAGCGCGTTACTACGGGTGTAGCAACGATCAACCCGAAGGAGCCCAAGATGACTACCGCCAACCCGATGCCTGCCACCCAGAACGATGCCTGGGGATTTTTTGGCACGATGGATGAGCACGCCGCCGCAGCCTGGCCGCTGGCGATGAGCGCGATTTCCGATGCCACGGGCCAGCCCCTCGAATCGGTACGCATCTTCCTCGACAGCCGCCACGGTCGCCACTTTGCCGACGACGTGCAGAACGGACTTTTTGAGGGCAAGAGCCTGCAAGACGCAATCAACGCCGCCACCGCCCGCTGGATGGGTTGGACGATTGGCCGCCAAACCAGCAAGGACTACGGCATCCCGCGCGGCATGCCTTACCTGACAGGCTTTGTGATCCACTGCGAAATCACCGACGAGATGGCCGCCTGATGCCAACGCCCGCCACCGAACGCGAACAGGCGCTGCGTTGGCTGCTTGCCAACCGGCGTCCGGATGTCTCCATCGAGCAGGCCGTGCGCGTGATGTGCGCAGCGCTGCCCCGTGATCTGGCCACGATGCAAATCCTGCGACGCATCGCCGAGGAAGAAAAAGCCAAAGAGCCTGCGCACGGATTCAACTGGCGCACGCCTCCTGGTCTGCCGCCTCGCGGATAGCCTGCTGGCCGGTGAATTCCTCCCACCGGCGCACGATCACATCCACGTACTTCGGATCGAGTTCAATCAGCCGCGCGACGCGACCTGACTTCTCTGCAGCGATCAGCGTCGTGCCAGAACCGCCAAAGGGGTCGAGCACCACATTGCCGGGGCGGCTCGAATTGCGGATCGCGCGCTCGACCAGTTCCACCGGCTTCATGGTCGGGTGCAGATCGTTTTTCTGCGGTTTCTTGATATTCCACACATCGCCCTGATCGCGGTCACCGCACCAGTGGCGTTGTGCGCCTTCGGGCCAGCCGTAGAGGATGGGCTCGTACTGGCGCTGGTAGTCCGCACGGCCCAGCGTGAAGGTGTTCTTCGCCCAGATGATGAACGTTGACCACTTGCCACCGGCGGCGCGAAATGCGGCCTGCAGCACGTCCAGTTCGCTGGACGACATCGCCACATAGATCCCGCCCCGGCAGTGCGCGACCATCTGGGTCAGCGCCGCCAGCAGGAAGTTGTAGAAGCCGTCGCCCAAGTTGTCGTTGAGGATGGCTCTATCCTTGCCGCGCATCTTGTCCTTGGCGCTGTTGGCGTAGTTCACGTTATACGGCGGGTCGGTGAACACCATGTCCACCGGCGCGCCTTGTAGCAGCGCGTCGTAGCTGGTGGCGAGCGTGGCGTCGCCGCACAGCAGCCGGTGCGGGCCCATGATCCACACGTCACCCGGGCGCGCGATCGGTGTCTCGCTGAACTCGGGTACGGCATCTTCATCGGTCTGCCCCTCATTGTCCGGCTCGTCGCCCGCGATCAGCTCGGCCAGCGCGTCGGCATCAAAACCGGTGATGTCCAGATCGAAGCCTTCGCCCATCAGGGCTTCCAATTCGATCCTGAGCATCGCGTCATCCCAGCCTGCGTTCTCGGCGATGCGGTTGTCGGCGATCACCAGGGCGCGGCGCTGGGTGGGCGTGAGATGGTCGAGCACAACCACCGGCACGATTTCCAGCCCGAGCTTCTGGGCTGCGGCCAGCCGACCGTGGCCAGCGACGATGATGCCGTCGCTGCCCGCGAGGATCGGATTGGTGAAGCCGAACTCGGCGATGCTGGCAGCGATCTGCGCCACCTGCTCCTCGGAGTGGGTGCGCGCGTTGCGGGCATAGGGCAGCAGTTTGGCGGTCGGCCACTGCTCGATCTTGTCGGCCAGCCAGTTCATGCCGCCACCTCATTTTCTGATTCACGCTCGGCGGCGACCTGCTCGAAGGACTGGCCGGTGGCGATCAGGGTGATCGGCACGCCGGGGTGGCTCTGCTGGAAACGCTTGATGGCGACGTCCACGTACTCCGGTGCGATCTCAATGCTCCGACAGATGCGCCCCGTGCGTTCTGCGGCCAGCATCGTCGTGCCGCTGCCGCCGAAGGGTTCGAACACGATGTCGCCAGCGTCGCTGTAGGCCTCGATCACGAACTCCGGCAGCGCCACCGGGAACACGGCTGGGTGGTCGATGTCCTGACCGATCTTGCCCTTGTGGCGCATCACGCGGATCACGCTGTCGGGGATGCGCGTGTCCTGCGTCGGCTGGCCCTTGTGCGTCCAGCCGCCGACTTCGCCGTCCTTTCCCCGCATTGCCGTGGACGAGCCATCGGCGCGCAGGTGCGATTCCTGCCCGGCGTGCTTGCAGGGCACGATCTTGTTCGGCTTGCGGCTTTCGCGGTTGAAGTGGAAAACGAACTCGAAGCTCGGGGCGAAGCGTCCTGCCCAGTCGCCGGGCATCCCTGGACCCTGATCCCAGACGTACCACGCGAA